GCAAATCCACCATAAACAACTCTAAACTTATCTTTATAATCATCTGCGGTGTAGAGTGAATACAAACCATCGTGCATTAAAATTACATCTTCTAAGTGTGTTATCGAACCACTCCATCCGAAGTTCAACTTACCATTGAATTGTGGTTCTCTTAATGCAAAATGTCCATCGGGATAAATTCCATTTGGTACGATGTAAATATTTTTTTGCCCTAATTCTTTGTTGAGTGTATTTGCTAATAATTCGTGAGTAGTGGTGCAGGCGGTTGCGTTCTTTACTGCTAAACTAATTTGTTCGGTATGGTTGCCATCCTTTGCCACATGGTATAAGATATGATTCTTTGGAAGGATATAATCATCATCCAAGTCAATCACATAAGGCAGTTTAACTCTTTTTAGTTTATCAATTAGTGCCTGCGGTTCGTTTGTCTTTGATGCAAATCTATTCATCACTACCAAATCAAAGTCCTTTAAGAACTCATCTGTTGCGCTATCAACTTCATTTATTAAACTTATCTCAATCTCATCTTTGAAAAGGTCTGACATCACGTTATGCGGCATCCACAACCTATGATAATCAACTCCGCTTATCTTTGGGTAACTTGGTAGAACTATTAGTAGTTTAATCATATTTGTTTCGCTTTTTGTTTTATTTTTTCTTTGACTGCCCTTAGTGCCGAATAGCTAATGCCTGTTAATCGTTGGACTTTCTTCATATCCCCAAATTGATTATATAATAAGATGATTCGATTTTCAAATTCATTTAAGGAAAGCATAAACTGCTCCGCTTCCTTTGTCATTATTTCTTTTGATAGTTCACTTGGTGTGTAGATGTCGAACTCGATTAACTCCCTAAGAACTATCTTACCTAACTTGCCATTGCGTGACATTACGTTAAATGCTACTCGATAAAACCAAAACTTTAAATAGTTAAGTTCGGGCAGTCGTTCATCTGATATGGTTAGAATTTCGCAAATAGTTTCTTGGTAGATGTCTTCAGCATAGTGAATATTTATCTTGTAGCACATTTCTTTGAATGACTTGTCGCTTACAATAATATCCACTAAGTAAAGTCTATCAGGCTTCATTCATCAGGATTTAGTAGTGCAAATATCTCATCTTCTCTTTCCATTGCTGCAAAGTTAGTTATAATTTTTGAATTTCTTTTTTTACTTCATTCCAATAATTGTTATTGCCTTTTTCAGTTTGCATAATCCAAACATTGTTTTGTTCAATTATAAACTCTAAGGCTGCTAATGCACATCTTTTAGCATCTTTTTTAATGCGATTGTTTCGGTACTTATCGTTAGGTGGATACCATTTTAAATCTGAAACAAAATCATACTCTAAAATAATTGTGTATTTTAAAATCATTGCGGCTGCTTTTTCTTTTGGTGTCATGTTTAATCCTTTCTTTTTTCGTTGTATTCTACTTTATCGGTCATTACTTGCTGCCAATTAATATCGAAGTGTTTAGCCATTGAAAAGCATACAAGCATGATGTCTATTAGTTCTTTTTTAGCTTTCTCATTAGGAATTAAAATCCAATCATCAATGTCATAAACTTCATTATCTAATTCGTTTAATTCTTCATATAGCTTTTCAATAAACTTATATGGTATTTTTTCAGGTGTTATCTGTCCCCTTTTAACTTGAGCAGCATAATTGCGGTCTATTAGTTCTTGTATTGTCATTTTTTATCTCCGTATGTTTCGTTGTAGTATTGTTCCGAGCCTGCATATTTTGGCTCATCATCATATTTTGCATCATCCCAAGCGTCAGCAAAACCTATATCATAAGCATCTTCTATCTGCTCCTTCTCCATTTCTTTGGCTTGTTTAAAAATACTAACCCATTCAGACATTGATTTTGCTTTTATTGTTTGGTCTTCTACAATGTTTTGTATTAACCATTTAACTGCGGTTTGTTTTATTGATTCCATAAGTCTTCAATCGTTATTTGTTTTGCCATGTTAATTACTTCTTTTGATTCTATTGTGAGCGTTTCAATCTTTGCTATTAATTTTCTGCGTAATAATAAATCATTCGTTTTAGACTGCATTTCTAAGTCTTCTAATACATAATCATAAGCCTCTTGAATATTTGCGTTAAACTGGATATTACTTACCTCATTCGTATCAACTAAAATCTTGTATATGTCACCAATACTTGGTTCATAAAGTCCAAAATGACCAGTTTTTAAATAAGTTGACTTCGCATAAGACATAAATTCATCTCTAATTCTTAGTTTATCTTCGGTCGTGTATTCCTTAATAGGTTCAATTCTTGGTGTGCTGCGTATTTTAATAGCTTCTAAACGTTTTTCTTCAGCCATGAAGGATTTAATCCATTGGTGAAAGGTTACGATGTTTAAACCGAAGTATTCGCCATAAACTTTTCGCACTCCATTTTGGAAGCATAAGTCTAATTCATCAATTTTTAAATTAATAAAGTATCGCTTAATTTCGTTTATCACTCCATTGCTTAGGCTGATTAACTCTTTTGATTCGATTACCTTTCCGCAGTCAATGTAGGTCTTTGCAAGTACCTTAATTACTCGGTCTTTAAGTTCTTGTTGCTGCATATCAACTATGAGTTTTGAGTTGAGTGCAGTTAAGTAGTGGTTGTCGTTTGTTTTCATTTTTATTTTATAGTTTTAGTTTTCATCGTGTATCATATTAAGTGCCTCTTTTGCGCTATTAACCATGCTTTCCATTTTGCTCGGTTGACCATTGGACAAATTTTGTCCTTTGTTATAATTATTACTTACCCACCTTTCTAATCTTCTATTTAAGTCCCAAGTCTTTTCTAATTCCTGCCTAAACTTTGTATTTGATTTATTAGGTTCTGTCCAATAGCCATAAAATTTATTTAAAGTTTCACGACCATATTGAGGTAAAAATATTTCTAATGTTGAAGCAAATTTTAATTTGCGTTCTTCTATATCATTTACTTTTACATTATCAGTTACAGTTACATTTACATTATCAGTTACATTTACAGCGATGTTTGCGATAGGTGGCGATTGCAAATTATCGCCCTGCGATGTTTTGCGATGTTTTGCGATTATTTCAGCATCTTCAAGTGTAATCTCATTTTTAATAACTTTGGAATGTAAATCTTCATTCCACCTTTTTAGATTGCCTAATCTACCATTTATAGATTTAGTTTCTGCGCTCCCTTCCCATTTCAATAAATCACGTTTTAGCTGCAATTTAATAGGCTCAAAAACTAAATTGATAAGTAGGTCATCAGATGTTGGGTTCTCATCATTAACGTATGCGTAAATGTGTTTAAATAACTTTCCTGCAATCTCATCAGGTAGCATATCAATAACACTTTTTTGGTCACAATAAAGGATGAATGATTTTTTGTTTTCAGCCATAATTTAAACCTCCAACATTGAAATTTGTCTACGTAACTCCTTAGATAATTTTACTGCATCATACTTATTAAATATTAATTCAATAGGTGGATTAAAATTGCTCATACTTTGAGCTTCAATTAGAATTAAATTGTTTTCTACTTTTATAGTTAATTCGCCAGAAGTTTCAAAACTTTTAAATATTATTTCTACTGCCATAAGTTATTAATTAGTTAAGCACCAATTACGCTTTAAAATAAAAAAGCCTGCTTATTTTCTTTGGCTGAAACAAGCCCCATCAATTAGGCTTCCAAATACTCATAAACAGGCTATTTAAAAATGTCGTGTTTAAGATGTCATAAATCGGCAAGGTTTCAGTCTTGTTGCTCCAATTTTCTTTTACAAATATAACTACTACTTAATGAAATAATAGAATAATTTTAGAAGATACTTTTTCACAAATAATTCCCATAAAGTGATTGTTATAATTACTTTTATCATCAATAAATTAGTTTAATTAGTTAAATTTAATCCACACATTTCTAAACATTTGTTGCACTTGCCTAAATATGTTTTTTTGTTGAATTTTGATACTAATAATTTTGATTTCATAAACTTCATTTTTTTTACGTTTATAATTTTATTTTTTACTAAATCATTGCTATATGATGGTCTGAATACAGTATCAATAATATTATGGTTTATAAATAGCTTTCTTTGCTTTTCAGCCATTATTTTACCTTGCTCAGTATCTTCATTAAAATCACATGAAACAACTCTTAAAACGCTTTTACAATATGGTTTAATCCTATTGTATTCATGCAAACAACTTTCTATTAAACTATCATTGTCTAGTGCTGAAATAGATGTATTAATACAAATGTTGTATTTTTTTATATAATTCAATTGCTCATCACTTAATTTATTCCAATGCCTAGTTATTATAACAATTTGTTTTTTCGAACTAATATCAAATAATGACAATTGATTTGTTGTTCTAAGTTTACTTATTATATCAATTGTATGATGCCAATTTTCAGAAGGGTCTCCAGTGCAACCGATTCTAATAAAAGGCATATCAATTTTTTCAATACTTTTTACAATAGAATTTTTATGTGCTTCATCTATAAAATTACGTTCTACTGAAACTGAAAAATCAATCCCATATCTTTTAGCTGTTTTTAGAGCATAGCAGTCCCCATAACATCCATTTTGATTATTTAACAAACCACTTTTGCAACCTTTTATTGTGTCTAAATCCCAAATACCCCTCTCGTTTTTCGAGAGGGATATTATATTTTTATAAGTTCTCATTATAGTCTACCAATATTAGGGAATAAATCTTTTATCTTTGATGTATCACCTTTATAGAATACATAAATACGCTGTTCACATTTTGGGTATTTTCGACTATTTAAAGTCTTTTTAGCAGTTGCCCTACGAGTAAATTCACTTTCTAGATAAATTATTTTATTGTAAATATGTAAACCTTGTTCTTTAAAAAACAATTCATGTTCAGCATCACTACCATAATAACCGCCATCTTTATTACGACTATCACCAGTCATTACAACAAAGAAAGTATTATCATTCATTACAGAAATTGCGTTTTTATAACCTTGAAAAAGCATATCTCTAAATTGCTCATAAGTTGGCTGTGAGTTTAATTCACCTTCAGGACTTTTACCATCATAATCCAAATAAGTTTCAACTTTATAATAAGGAGGACAACTAAAAATTAAATCATAATTTTGTTTTGGTGTAAATTTAGCAGTATCAGATTGTAACCATTTTACATTTACAAAATCTTGACAAATTGCATTATTTGCATCACATTGATTTTTTCTAATTTCAGACGATAAATATTCATAATCACAACCGCCTGCTACGAATCCCATTTGTACACCCCCACCAAATGGATTATAAATTCTACAACCATTTGTAGGCATAAACATTCTAACAATAATTTCGCAGGCTGTAGGGTCTAAGACAGATGCATTACCATTTAAATCTTTTCCTTTGTCTGTTAATACCTCGCCATCTACTACACTTTGTTTTGATAAAACAACATTTGACATACCTGCTTTACCTTGCCAACACCCCTCACGACTTGCAAACTTAGGATTAGGTATACCATATTTTGCACCTGCTGATTCTATTTTTTCGTTCCATTCCTTTTTAACACTCATCCACTCACCACTAACAGATTGCCATAGATTAGTCATTGCCATGTGGCATAATCTTTTAACTCTTACTTGTGATAATTCACCATAAACCATATAAACAAAATCACTTTTTTCTAAGTTAGTTTTAAATCCTAAAGCATGAAATACTTTTGGATTTTCTAAGTCATGTTTTTTACTAACTGTCATTATCATTGGATAATTAAAAGTATTTTGTTTGATAATTTCAGAAATCATCATACTATATATTTCTTTGTCCTTTTTATCTGGATACATAGCAGATTGAAGTAAACAAAACTCACCTACTTTGTGGTTTATTTCATAGGTAAAAAACCCTGTGAATTCATCATTTACTTTTAAGATAATAGCAGAATGTATCTGCATATTTTTTCTAGCAGCCCTATAAGCTATTTTATCAATTAGTGCTAACTCTGCAACTTGTAATTCATAACCTGAACCGATAACAGATGGTACATTAATTAATTCGATTTTGTCAGTAAATAGTTTTTCTTGTTTCATTTTTATTTTAATTTTTAGTTATATTGATTTAGTAGTTTTTTAGATGTCTTTTTAAAGTCAAGCGAATACTCAATGAAGGTACAGCTATTGCCAAATATTGACAACTTAGTAACTCGTTCTTTTTTGATTGAGAATCCCAGTGCAATGATGTCAGCAATTCGCTGCGGTAACTTGGTGCAGTAGCCAAATTGTTTTTGAGTTGCTTGAATTGATGTGATTTTGTTTCCTGCTATCAAGTAGCAGATGATTGCTTCGGTTTGTGTTTTTGGTTTTTTCATGTGTTTATTGGTTTGGTTTTTTGTATTTGTTTTTAATTGTTTGTAATTCTTCTATTGTCCATTTCTTTGTTCGTGTTTCATTCGCTAATTCTTCAAGTGCGATAACCTGATCAAGTCCTATTTTTTTAACAAGTCTTTCACGATAGTTTAATTCGTTGCCATTCAAAAAAACATTGCATTTTTTACAGGATTTCCAGACGTTAATTTCATTGAATATAACTCCGCTGTAAGTTTCTGCTTTCTTGAAATGTGATGCGTGCCATTCGTTTGCTGTTAATGTTCCACATGATATACAAGGTTCGTTCTTATCCCTTTCTCTTATCCATTTTTGGAATATTACTTTTGCCTTGTTTACTTTTTGGCTGTACGTTTCAAGTTTCTCTTTTGCTTCACTTTTTAACTGCGAATTAACTCTTTTATAATTGACTTTTGCTGGCTTCAACTTACCCAACTCAATAGCACACTTGATAGAACATACCTTGTTGAGACTATTGAATTGAGTAAATTGTTTTTTGCAAAATGCACACTTAGCCATTCAGTTGTTTTAAAAGTTTATCACGATAATTTGATGCAGCGTTTATCTTATCCATCAAAAGTTCAACCCTTCCATTATCGTATGGAATTGTTACATAATGAACTTGGTTCTCATGCTGTTTTATTCTCGGGTCATAACTCATCAAAATTGCCTCTTTTCTTTGAGTTAGAAACATATTTAATTGGCATTGGTCATAATACATCGGATATTCTTTTTGGATGTTCTCAGCGTTCACAAATAACTTATTGTAAAGGTGTGTATCAGAGTTCGGACATTTTATTTCAACTATCTTATCTTTTAAAATCACATCAGGTGTACCACCGCATATTCCTAAATAAGTAAAGAACACAAATCCACCCACCGATGTATAGATGAAGTCGTTATCATTAACATCTAATCCGTTATCCTCTGCATATCTTAACACCGCCTGACTTTCATTCTCTAATCCCCACTCAATCGCAGCATTGAAGATGTCGGGTTTTGGTTCGCCTACCTGGTCGTTGATGGTTTCTAAGATATAAGAAACTGCACCAACTGAAAGCCCTGTTTCGCTCTTTCCATTAGCGGTTAATTTATTGATGTTTGATGCGGTGAATAAACCTTTCCGGTATTCCTTCCATTGCTCTTTTGTTTCGAATATGAATCTCTCAATCATATATTTTTCTCCTTATTTGATTTGATGAAATTCAATGTGTCTGCATCTACTTTAAATTCGATTGTATCTCGTCTGTTTAAGTTACATCCAAATAAATTGCCAAAGTGATGTGTAGCATCTTTGATTGCAATAGTCTTAGCGATTGGATAAGCCATTTGTAATGCACCATTATTTATATTAGCAAGATCTGCAGGTGATGTATCTTTTTTTGTTTGTAATTGGCATGCGCCTATTCCATCGTGAAAGTTCCACTCATTGTTTGTAGGGTTTAAATAGTGAACTCTAACAGTTACCCATACACCATTGAAGGCTGTACCTTGATTAGTAATCTCAATTTTGTACTGCTTAAAGATTTTCTTAAGTAAGTGCTCGACCTTATCAATAGGTAGGTAATTGTAATCCCTGATGTATGGATGTTTTTTAACCCACGTTGCAGGCGGTTGCTGACTTAATAATAAATTAAAAGCATCGTTTTTGTAGCTTAATTCAACATCTTGTGTGAGGTCGCTAAGTGTTGGTAGTGTTTGTTTGTCTGTCATTGTAGTAGTTCATTAATTTGGTTAATGGTTTGTTTGTATTGCTTTTCGTTGTGTTTGATTTGGGCTTCGCAGTTCGTTATCTGTGTTAAGAATAACTTGCTGCTATGCGTATCTTGCACCTCTGCCCATTTCTCCTGCAAGTATATAATCTGTTCTTTGTAATCCCTTATCAAATTTAAAATTTGCCTTAAATTTGTCGTTAAATCATTGAGTAATTGGTGGTTCATTTTAGTTCTTTTAGTAATTCGTTAAATAATTCTGTTGCCTCTTTTGTTGATGAACGGTACTGGACTATTCCTACACCGCCTTTTTTATACAAGATGATTCGATACTGGGCACTATGTAAATCTCTCTCCATAACTACGGATTCGGTCTTTCCTGACTTGTAATCTATTCTTTTGTGTGATGGTTTCTCTCTACTCATAAGATAGGTCTCCTTTGTTTGTTAATGCTGTGTATTCAATCTGCAATCTTGCTACTAATTCGGTCTGCTTGTCCCATTCATTCAATGCTGCGGTGCATTCTTTGTATGCCTCATCAGTTTCGTATAGGTATCTTCTATTCAATGCTGCGGTGTGGTTTCTTTGGCACTCAAATAGTTTATTCTTTTGCCTTTGCAGTTCTCGGTATTCTATGCTTATTTCTCTCATATTATTTTAGTGATTAAAGGGAATGATTGATTAACTTTAAATTCGTTTATTCGCTCTTGAGTTTCTGTCATTAGCTGTTCTAAGTACTTTCGTGCATCTGATTCTTTTACAAATAAAGTCCTATCTATTACATCTGATTTACCATTGTGGTGTGAATGACATACTTCAAAAAGTTTCTTTTCGTATAAGTACTGCAATCTGAAACCATTAGCACCTATTGAGGTCTGCTCGAGTGTTGTTATGTGTCGTGTTCTTGGCATGGTTAGTATCTTAAATTAATTTTATCACGTCTGCGATAGTTGTATATTTCTTCAATCAAAGAAACGTATTGATTTACATCATTACATACTTGCAATGCTGTTGGTTGTGTTTTTAGCTTTTGCAAAAATTCAGTAAACTCAAATTGTGGTTTTTTAAATAAACGAACCATTGCAAATACAAACCACCTCATTTTGTATTGTGGAAAATAAGCCCCGCATAAATGAAGTTTATCCATTGTGGTTTCAGCTTCTTTTAAGTTTTTTATTTTAAATTGCCCTGAGTTAAAAGTTTTAACCATATCCCCACTATCTGCACCTGATAATAAATACATTGCTATTTGTGTATTTATTTCGTGCTTATCAATAAACTTTTTAAACTCTACATATTGAGAATATCCTAAATTGCAATACCCTTCTAAATAATCAGCAGTTGTCCAGTTCTTAGAGTTTTGGTTTAAAATGTGAACTTCATTTAATCCATATCCATTACAAACTACATAGCTTAAAGGCAATTGCAAATCTTGAATAACATCAAATCTATGTTGCCCATCAATAATTTCATACTTTTCATTGACTATAATTATAGTAAATAAGTAAGTTTCAGCCATTGATTTTTTTAGCCTATTAATGTGTAATAGGTTTTTGTTTCTGTTACCATCAATCGGTTTGAAAAGGAAGTAATCTGTTGTTGTGTGAACTTGGTTACTATGCTTCACCATTGGTTCGTTTGTTTGTGTTTTCATTTTATTTTATGGTTCTATTATTAAAGGTTGTCCACCCATGTTTAAGTATGCTTGACAGATTTCTTCAAGGCTCATATCATTCAAATCATACATTACTGGTATCTCTTTATGTTCAGGTACTCCAAAATCGCAGGTGTCAATTAATGCGGTGTCTTTAAATTCTGATACCATTGTTAAAACTTGGTCGTAGTTCAATATTGAATTAAATACAAAATTAGATTGCTTTGGTGTGTATTGTACCTCAATTATGTGTCCTAATGTATCATGTATTTTACTTACTGCATATTCAACTTCAAAGCCATAATTTCGACTAATATCTATTGCAGCTAACAACTTGTCAAAATCTGACTTGTCAAGTTTTAACTCAAAATTATTCTTCCACATCTTACGGATAAACCAATCCATTTTATCTGGGCTGTGCTTCAATAAACTTGCGTAAATATCTGAATACATCTTTCGGGCTGTTTCAACCTCATACAATACTATAATCATGTCTGTTGCTATGTTAAATAGTGAACGATAGTTTGGAGTTGTAAAGACTTCATCATCTTCATTTAATTCTTGAAAGTTGCGGATAAGACATTCTTTTGTAGTTTGGTGTGGTGTTGTCATTTTAGTTTAAGTTTAATGTTTGGTAAGAATTGATTTGATTTAATTTGATTGTGAGTTCTTTTAAAAGCCTATTAGCTTGATATACTTTGCAAAAGGTGTTATCATCTATTGCAATGTTTCTAAGTCGCTGAACACGCTCATATCGTGCAAGGATAGTGTTTGATTTTGATTTGTTCTGCATGGTCGTTACTTGTTCGCCATACATGATTCGTCTTAGTAGTTTTTCCATTTGTTATCTGATTTGTAAAGCTGTGATAAATCTTGTTATTGAAAAGTTCTTTTTGAAGTAGATTACCCAAAAGTCAGGCGGTGTAAATCCCCATGTTGGGTCTCCCCATCTGCAATAATCAATTAATTCAGGCATAATCTTTTCGATGTATTCCTTTTCTTCTCTGGTGGCTAATGCTCTTTCCATAATGTTAATGTTCGATTAATTGTTTGATTTTGATTTCTTTGGTTAATGGTTCGGTCCAGTTCGTATGCTTTTTAAAGTAGCTAAGGAAGCTATCTGTTGTCAACTTAGGTGAGTTATTTACTGCCCACCTTTGAATTGTTCGCTCATTGCAGCCTAAATCTAAACTTAGCTTGATTCGTAAGTTGTAGTCTGTGGCTAATTGGTCTCGGTTCTTCTTTGTCATTTCTGTTCGTGTCATTATTAATGCAGTTGGTTGGATGCTGCTCCCCTTTTGATTATTTTTAGGCTTCGTTAAACATTGAAATATAATTTTTTACTGCTTTTTCAAATACTTCTGATTTCATATACTCAATTAATTCAGTTGCGTTTGTATGTCCTTTTTCGATTGCATCCATAATTACCATTTGAATTGCAGTTTGTGTTTTTGTTTCGTTGCTTAAGTTTTTCATAATTTTGTTTCGTTTATCTGAGTTCAAATGTCGGAGTATTGTACGACATTACAAAATATTGAATGAAAATAAATCATAACTTACTATAAATCAAGCTAATATTTTTTAGACTAAACGTAAAAAAAGCCCCAAAATGTAACTTTTAGGACTGTTCACTTGTTCGGTTTTTCCGAACTACTCACTCTTTTTATGTGGCATAATGAGGTAGAACCCTAAGAACATAGCTAAAAAGCCAATGACAGCAAACCAATCCCTTGCTTTTATATATAGGCTCTCCCACCATTCTAATTTCTTAATCTTTGTTGGCACTTGCACCTCAACTAATTTTGTTTTATAGATAGTATCTGATTTGCATTCACCTTGAATAAATATCTTTTCACCTACTTTCTTATAACGAATTTCTAAGCGGTCTTTGATGATCGTAAATGAATCAATACTTGAGTTAAAAAATGTATCTACTTTGATTGCTTTGACTATTATTGTATCATGTACTAAAACAGAATAAGGAATACTATCTGTTGTGCAGAACTTTTCTAAGGCTCGTTTCTTTGTGTATAGGCAGCCCGATAATAAGTAAGTGAAGCAAAGTATTGTTATTAGTTTTTTCATGCAGCAAATATAATAAAAAAGCCCCGATTTACTCGAGGCTCTTAACCAAATTAATGAAACGAAATCTACAAAAAACTACTCCTGCAAATATACTAAACTTTTAAACCTAAAAAACTTTTCCGTCAATAATTGATTTTTGATAAAATTTATAATCCCCATTTTGACTTAATTCTAAATATCCGAAGCCATGTGTCCACATATTAATTGGCATATAAGCAGGGTGCAAGTCACACAAACAACCGATTGAGAAACATGAATAAGGGTGTTCATCTAAGTTTTTGCCCATGTCTTTTGTTTCTCTATGAAAATGTGATGTTACTGCACTTTTATTTAACTTTAATCTTAATGATCGTGCAGGATTTACACCACCCGAAGTTAGTCCAGTTTCGTGACCATGAAATATTGCCAACTTACCTGCATAGATGTATTGAGTAGAATCTACTTTGATTATGTTTAAATCTTTTAGTTTTAATAGTTCATGTAATTGGATTAATTCAATGTCGAATATCTCCGGGGCTTTTTGCATGATATACTTGTCATATCTCAAATCATGGTTGCCATAACTCCACACTATTAATGCTTTTGGAAACATAGCCCTAAGACCTTTTAAGAATATACGAGTGCAGTCCATTTCGTATTTGACTGACCTTTTCCTCATGTCCTTTTCATGTCGTGATATGGTCGCAAAATCAATTAAATCACCATTGATTATAATAGTATCAACTTGTTGGTCTAATCCATATTCTAATGCTGCGAAAACTGCATCGTCATTGTGGTAAGGGATGTGCAGATCACTTATTATTAAAATTTTTCTGCTTGCTTTTGGTAGTGTGTAAGGTTGTATTCTTTCGCTTTCGCCTTTTGGTAGTTCTTTTTTTAGTGCTTCAAATTGTTTTCTAAATTCAATATGATTTTCTTTTCTTGCTTTATCACCATGAACACCTTTTAAAGTTCTTATATGACTTCTTACTTGCTCGAGGTCTTTGTATGCACTTTTGTTTTCTGCATAAATCTTTTTTGCTAAGGTTAAGTTCGCTGTATTTGGGAACTTTAATAAATATTCCTTTGCAATATCAGATTTAATACTTGGTTGACCTGCCATTTATAAGTGGAATAATTGTGCCTCTGCTTTTCTGCGATTTACTAAGCCTTGTAATACCTTACCGCCACCAGTTGTGTAGTGTGTTTCCCACCATTGTTTAAGGTCTTTAGACTTAGAATTAACTAATCTAAACAAAGTTTCCGACTTTCCGCAATTCCATGCGAATGAAACTAAGGCATCAAATTGATATTGGGTTAAATCTATCTTGATATTCTTGTTTACTATCGCTTCATATTGTGGCAATAAATCCATCAATAATTCTTCCGCCTGTTGCTGTGTAATCTTATCACCTAACTTTATTTTAGAACCATTTTTATAAAACGTATTTCCATAACCAATCGTGACTAATCCAGCAGGACAAGTATAAGCAGTTAGTTTGCAACCTTCAAATTTCTTGATTAATCCTAAACCTCTAATTCCCGTTTTCATTGCTAAATAAGTTTGTTAGTTCATCTATAACTGCACCTCCGACTAATATCCAAAAAGCTACCTTTTCACTCCCATTAACATAAGCAGAAACCGAGATGGTCGCTAATATTGATTTAATACCTAATAGCCATCGTTTGACATTCTTAGGTGTAGGTTCAAAGTAGTTTCTAAGTGATATTTTCTTCATCTCAATTCCTTAAATGTTTGCTCAAATCCAAATGACTTAATAAAAAAATAAGTTACGATTACTGCCATCATTGTTGAGATAAAGCTATGTAGTATCTCATCATAAGAATAACTCAAACACACGCAAGCTAAGGCATCAAAAATGAACTCTATTATTTTAATTCGATGTCCTCCATCATTTGGGAATGTGTTCTCCCAATAGCCTTTCTTATTTCGTGTAAATCTCGCATAAGACCACCACTCCGAATATCCATGTTTCTCAAACAATGAATCGAACAAAATAATACACTCGAACAATGCCCTACAATACCCTGCAATAAGTGCGAATAAAATACCCAATATCATGTAGTCGAACTCAATCATTTTTTCAATCCCTTTTCAAAGTCATCAATAGACTTATCGGTTATCATTTTTATAATCCAATTACAAAAACGAAATAACCAATATATAATCGTACATATTGAAGCTATGGAGGCGAATAAAAAGTTGTGTTTCTCTAGCAAGGCTACGAAGCCCAATACTGAAACAAATATGTCTAAAAATCTATGAGGCATCTTTTATTTTTATTGAATCGTAATTAACTAATTTGCTTTCATCAACTAAACTTAACACTTCTTCATTTGAAATAAAAAAGTAATCTCCATTTATATCAATCAATGGTGAACAATAATTATCGTTACCATTCCCATCGGGTAATCCTAATAAATCATTTGCTTGTTTTAGCAATGTTTCAAACCCTTTCTTAGTTGTTTTTAAATATTTAGAAGGCATTGTTATTCATTGTTTTTAATAAGTTATAAATCGCAGTCCTAATAGTTGAATCAGTTGTCATATTTAGCATGAAGAATGAAGTAATAATTGCATTTGTAGAATTACCTCCGTCTGCTCTTGTGAACATACTTACACCTACCGTTGTACTTGGTGTTATTGTTCCACTTGTTACCGCAGTTCCATTGTTAAATTGAATAGATTGAGTATTTGCACCAACAAATGCAGTGATTAACTTTATGGTATTGATACTACCCGTTGAAACATCTGTCGCTGTTGCAGTTGTATTCAAGTATATCCTTGCAGTTTCACCACTTGATTTAACGATTGAATTTCTGACAATGGTTGTGTTGTCATCAATTAAATAGCTAAAGCCACTGCTAAAAGCATTGAATGATAAAAACAATGTTCTATTAGATATTGCAGTAAATGAAGGTGACAATAATTGTCCTATTAAAAATTCTCCATTATTTTGAGATATTGTTCGATTAACTAAAACGCCTTTGTACCCTGTTGTTGCTGTTCCTGTGTTTATTGTCCAAGTTGCACCGCCACCTGTCCATGTCGTTTGACTTGAAGATGCACTATAACTATTAGGGTCAAATGTAATTGTACTGCTTGTTGTTGAATTATTTAAAATTACTGAATAAATTTTACAAACATTTGCTGTACTATTAGCACTGCCACCTATGGTTAATGTTCCTGTTGTTCCAAATGTAGGTAGTGTTATTCCACTATCTAAAGTAGTATAGGTAATTCCATCTGAACTCCAAGCATAAGTAATATTAGCAGTTGTAATTGTTACTCTTACAAAATGTGGGTTTGTTGAACTTGGTGTATAGGATGAACTTGCTGTGGCTGCTGTTGTAGCATTTATTCTTATCTTTTTTGCAGTTCCATTGTTTTGAATTTGCAAACCAAAAAGAGTATTCTGACTAACTATATTATCCCAACTTGCTGTAGTTTGATTATTAGCAAATATTTTAGCTGTAATTATTAATGTATCAGTTAGTGGAGTATATGTAAGTGCTGTTCCACTTGTTACCGAATTACCTGCAATACAAGGATTAAAATAATAATTAGTATCTGTAGAGTTCCACGCTAATAATAATGGTTGACTTGCTACTGTATTTTGAACAACATCAAACCCACTACCACCTATTGCATATAGCTTTTGGCTTGCTTGTCCTAATGTAACCCCACTTCCTGCTCCTAATTTATACCCTAAGTATTCAGGGTCATAACAAGTTGCAGATGCTGCTAAGTAACCACTACCTATCGCTAATTGTAATTGATTAAAAACAAAATTAACTCCGCTTAATCCTTGTGGCACAACTCCTCCGTCAGCAATTACTCGGTTAAAATGTGTAACTGCATCTTGATTTAAACCTAAATCATGAACAAAGGGAAGCCCTATTGCTATCGTTGGAAAATTAGCCATTATTGATACTCAATTACACTCCCACTTGACAATGTATATGCAGTAATTTGAAAGTTAGGATTACTCGGCAAATATGTTCCTGCTTTAATCGTTACTCCAGTCAAATTTTTTAAAGTCATTTGATTAACTCCATTGATTGCAAATGCTGTGAAAACGCAATCAGTCATTACAACTATGCTCTCTACTGCTAACCCTGTTCTTGCGGATGTTCCTGCGTTCACGTAGAACCCACCCATTCCGCTAATCTTTTCTAATGCTGTACTCATAATATTATATATAAATTTTTGTTTAAATTGTTGGTACTTGACATCTGTCGTTTAATTCCATTAGGTCAAGTGCTATGTCTAACTTCCATCCATTCACTACATCGGGAAAGCCTTCACGAACTTGTCCGAAGTTTACATCATACCTCACATTGAAATAATCTTGATAAATTGGGTCACTCAATTCTGCGATTAAATCACGACCTATGCTTAACGTATCACTTAACACATCTACCTCATTACTATTGTCTGCTCGTTGAATATCTAAAACGTATAATGACAAATTCATGGTAAACATTCTTTCAGTCATTTGGCTGTCGTTTATATCGCACCAAACCATCGTATATTGTTCCTGCTCACTTGCGCTTATATCTGTTATAGAACCAAAAACAAAACTATTTATTTGCAGATGGTTGTTGCAAATTGTTCTTATTATGTTTAGTACCTGGTTTAGTGTTATGAACTTCATTTTGTTGCTTTATAAATGCTTGTAACTTTTCGATATTTGTCTTGTTGATTCCTTTGTTCATTAGCAGAATGTGCAACCTCTGCCAGTTACACTTGGACTTGTTTCTAAATCTGTAAAATTATATTGACCTTTGCAGCAACTATTGTCATCTAATAGCATACCACTTGTGTAATTAGATTGTTTTGCGTAGATGGTAGCTAAGTCTGAATTCGGTTGGTTTAAAAACAAAGGATAAGTAGTATCATTCGCATATAAATATTTAGTTAATCTTTCTGCATACCACTCCGCTTTATTCTTTGCCCTATCCATAACCATAGTTAGTTCATCAATGCTTGCAGGCTGCATATTATCTGCGTTCTGCACCCCTACCGCCTTGTTGAAATACTTGTAATTAATATTTAAAGGTAGTTCATAACGTACATACCAAATCATTGCAGGTGTGATGTATGTATCAAGTAATAATTTATACGAATTACTTAATGTGCCTGCTATAATCTTTGTCACAAAATCATTATACAATGCTGTTCCTAATATCGGAAGTATATAAAACGATTGCACATCAATTATCGTTGGTGTTACTACCTTCATATCAACATTATCTTGCAAAATTGATTCTTGCTTTAATGTTGCTTCACTTAAAAATATCGCCTTTGCCATTATCTTATTTTCTTAACTAATTCTTGTGAAAATATATGCCTACAAAAAGGCAAGTTTACATCTTGTTTAGGGTCGTGATACCATCCACCGCGTCTACGAAAAGCATCATAGTTAGGTATTCCATATATTGCCCCTAATTCTTGACCAATTTTATCTA